CGGCGCGCTGCGGCAGGCTCAATGGAACGAAACGGATTGGGCGGCGGATCGGCTTGGGCTGAATACCGGCTTACTGTGGCTATCTGCGCTTAAACCGACGACGCGCAGCTGGCACGCCAGTCGTCACGGCAAGGTTTATACCACCGAGCAGGTGCGGGACTTCTACGCCGAGAACGGCAACCGTTACAACTGCTATTGCAGCCAGATTCCGGTCCTGCTCAACGACGACGGCAGCATATTCAACAAAGGGCTGGCTGAGAAGTTGGGGGAAGAAAGAAAAGCCTGGAATCATTAACACTTTACTGAAAGGATACAAACTCATAGGAAAAATGAGGTTGAAAATGGATTCTGGAAACACGGGCGTTAAAATTAAAAAAGTCACCTTCGACTGGAAAGAAATCAATAAGTCTGAAGTTTCAAGTTGCTACCGAGTAACCTGTAAAATAACTACAGACAACGGCATAGAGGTTGAAGGTAGCTACTTTTACCAATGGGATAAGCCTGGCGTCTCTGGTTTGGGGTCTTTTAATTGGGACCGGACTCCTGAGGCAAGCGCGGAAGTAGAAGCTTTCAACGTGGCATTTGGAAGAGTTCAGAATGTTCTGCCAATGGTTATTATTCCGAAGAATGAAAATTGGAATTAAATAACTCCAATACTGCAAGGTCGCTTAGGTGGCCTTTTTTAATGCCTTAAATCCACCAATGAGGACCCAGCATGAAACGCAATCGCGTTAACGTGCTGACCGTCGTCAACTCCGCTTCAAACATCACCACTGAAACCATCGACGGCAAGCCACATATCGTGGTTCGCGGCATCACGCCCGTTGTGGACGATATCGTGATGAACCGGAAGTTGTACCCGGCAGCAGAAATCGAAAAGGCCTACAACACGCTTGAGCGTACCCCGATGCCGCTTGGCCACCCGAAGGTTGACGGCAAGCATGTGTCTGCTCGCGATGTTCGGGCGGTGAATGAATATCACGTAGGCGCATGGCTGCAGAACGTCAGCCACGAAGGTGGGAAGGTGACGGGTGATATGTACGTTAACCGCCAGTACGCCGAGTCAAGCGAGAAGGGCAAGCGCCTGATAAACCGCCTTGATGAGATGATCGCCGGTACCAACTCAGAACCCATCCATATCTCTACCGGACTCCTGTATTCCGGCATTGCCGCTAATGGCGAGTCAAAGGGCAAGAAGTACAACGAGATCGCCACCAACATGATGTTTGACCATGTGGCGGTGCTGCTCGATGAGCCTGGCGCCGGAACTCCGGAAGAAGGCGTGGGCATCTTCGTCAACTCAGAAGGTCATGAGCAGCAGATCGAAGTTGCTCGCCTTGCTGATGGTATCGACTGCACCCGCGAAGGTCTGCTCAACAAGACCAAATTCTTCTTCACCAACGCCTCCAACTTCTCTTTTGACGACATTTCACGCGCTATCAGCGACAAGTTGCGTGAGGGTGACACAGAAGATAAGTGGCTATGGCCAGAAACGGTGTGGCCAGACAGCTTCATCTACCGCGATGAAGCCAAGTATTTCAAACAGAAGTACCTCATCGATGACGACGGCAAAGCCGTGTTTGTCGGCGAACCTGTAGAAGTCGTGCGCAAACCCATTGAGTACGAGATTAAAACCAACGGAGAGAACGATCCGATGAAAGAACTGATTATCAATGCGCTGCAAGCCGCGGGTAAGCCGACTGAAGGCAAGTCCGATGCCGAACTGATGGACGCTTACAACCAGCTAGCGGCAGAGAAGGCGGCAGCCAAGAAAGATGGCGGCGACGAAATCGATCCCGCCACCGGCAAGCCTAAGAAAAAAGAGCAGGCCAGCAACAGCGAAGAAGCGCCGGCATGGTTTAAGCCATTTGCTGATGATTTGGCAGCCGTTAAGTCAGGCCTTGCCGTGAACGCTGACAAAGAGAAAGGCGAAAAACGCGCTGCCGTAAAAGCGAAATTCGGGCTGGATGACCTGGCGGTGAATGCGCTTGACGGCGCCGCCCTTGATGGCCTGTTTGCTCAGTGCCAGACCTCTACCGGCCTGAATGGTGCATTCCGTCCGGTCAACAACAACGATTCTTTCAGCGAAATGCCGGAGTAAAAAATGGCTAAAGACGGGAAACACGTAATTCACGCGGGCGGGATTTTCCCCAACCCGCAACTTAATCGTGAAGGTTCTGCGGCCGCAGCGTTTCTGCCGGGTACCGTAATCTTTTTCAGTGCAGCCAAGCCTACACCGTCTGTTGATGGCGCTGAAGACGCGATTCTTTACGTTGCTAACTACGACTATTTGCGCTGCAAAACGGTTGACGATGCCTATGCGATCGGTGACTGGGTGGTAAACATCCAGCCAACGCCGGGCGTTTTCCTCAACGTTCGCGCTGCCGCTGGTACCTACACCAAGGGCCAGCCGGTTTCTGTGGCCAATGGCCAAATTAAAGCACTGGCAGAGGGTGAAACCATCTTTGCCTATGTCGAAGAAGACAAGTCCCTGACCGCCACAGCAGGCGATCTGGTTCGCGTCGTGTTCAAGTAAGGAGAGACTGAATGTTTGTATTTTCCACCCGACGCGCGACTGAGACGGGCAACCTCGAAGCGAACCAGGCGCAGTTCAATGAGCTGCAACTGGCGCGCAATATGAGTGCTCAGGCCGTTGCTGATTTCGTATCCCGCACCCGCTGGCGTGGTGATGCGGCAAACACTCCGGCGCTGGACGCGACGAACGCTGTCGACGATATCCGCCGCCTGTATCGCGCTTATGATCAGACTGTGCTGGCTGAATTCGAACCAACTACTGAATTCACTCTGCTTAACGACCTGATCCCGTTGTCCCGCTCTGTCCGTCTTGAAGAGTCCGTGTACGAGTATGCTCGCACCGGTGGCCGCGGCTGGGCGCATACCTCCATGTCCGGCCAGATTGGTGCGGCGCTTGATGCGCGCGCGTACACCTTCGACGGTACGATGGTTCCGATCCACGACTCTGGCTTCAAATTCCAGTGGCGTGACCCTATTTTCAACAAAGGCTCCGCTCTGGCTTCTCTGGCCGACGCTCAGCGCGGCTCTGTTGATGATGTTCGTCGTCAGTACGTGGATTACGTCTTCAACGGTTTCCGTGACTCTGCTGGCAACTATATCGCTTTTGATGGCAAGACCTGGAAGGGGGTAAAAGCCGATGAGCGGGTGCAGATTGTCGATCTCAGTGCTTCCGGCCTAAATATCGACTTCACCAGCTCAAGCGCAACGGCTGAGCAAATCCGCAATGCAGCCATTGCTCTGCGCGACGTGATGAAGCTGACCAACCTGCAGTATGCACAGCAGACCTGGTATGTTTCAGGCGAGATCACCTCAAATCTGGAACGCTACTTCAGCGACAACTACCAGTCTGACACCATCCTGCAGGAGCTGCTGAAGCTTTCTGGCATTGCAGCCATCAAAGAAGATGCGCAGTTGTCTGGTAACCAGATCCTGATTGTTCCGCTTACCGCCGGCGTTATCGCTCCGATTGTCGGCCAGGCGGTCGGCACCGTTGCTGACCCTCGCCAGTTCTATAACAGTGACTACGTCTGGCGCACCTGGGGTGCGATGGGCTTGATGGTTAAGACCGACATCAACAATCGCAAATCCGTTATTTACGCGCATAGCTAAGGGGTATTTATGGCACTGGTAAAAGTGGTTCGCGATAACCTGATTTCCGGTGCCAATCTCCAGAAGCTGGAGGTTGGCGCGCAGGTCTCGGTAAGCGGCGATGTCGCCAAGCGCTGGGTGGCCGCCGGTCTGGTTGAAATCATTAGTGATGACAACCAGGCGCTGGAAGTGGCTACGCCTGGCAATGATGCTGCAGAGCAGGCAGAGCAGGCAGAGCAGGCAGAGCAGCAGGAAGAATCTGCCAGCAAATCGAAGAAGGCGAAATAACCATGGCTGACCCAATCACAGCAGCAGACGTGCAGGCGTTCCTCGGTGAGTTGGGTTACGCCATCCCCGCCGCGCTCCTCGATCCGATTCTCTGCGTGGTGAACAAGATTATCCCGTGCCTTGACGGTGCGGGGTATGACGACTGCACGGCAAAGCTCATCCTGATGTATGCCGCTGCGCTCATGGCTACGTCTT